AATATTTGCATTTCCAGAAAGAATTAAGTTTTTAGTAACTAAATTATATGTAAAACTTGAATCACCGTCTAATAAATTTGTATTATTAAATTGTATTTGTGTGTTAGACCCACCTGCAGTGGCTACTGCTGTACCACCTGTAGCAGAAACAACCCTTCCACCACTTGTATAATTACTATATCCTGTACTATCTATTGCAGTTGTTAATGCATAATCAGAATACAAGGCAAATGTGTTTGAAGTAAGTACATCTGCATAGTAACTATTACCATTTACTTGTGTCATTCCGACAACATTAGTAATCGTAATATACGCTTTATCAGCAAAAAAGTTTTCTTCCGTTGTGGTTACAACTGCTGGATTGGCTTTGGTAATATTTGATATATTTGCAACAATAGCGCCTTTTGGAGTCCAAGCTAAATTACCAGTACCGTCTGTTTGTAGTACATATCCTGTTGCGCCTCCACCAATATATACGTTATCAACATCACCTAAATGTATAGGTGTATTAGAATAGTAACTTGAATTACCTGGGTCAAGCGCATTACCACCTGTATTAATCCAAATATTACTTGCTTGATTATAAGTAAGTGTTTGTCCAGTTACTGGCAGTGAAATGTCTAAATTACCGTTTCCACCAGCTATTTGACTAAAACTGATAGTTGAGTAAGAAGTTATAACCTCAACATTTTCATCTGGTCCAGGATTAGTTTTACCTATAAAAAGTCTTTTTTGATCCTGTGCCCATCCTAACTCGGCATTATCAAGTTGAGGTAAATCTACTAGATTACCTGAACGGTGTTGGATTTTGGAGATTTGAACTATAGCCATAAGTGTACTATTTTATTAATACACTTATTTATCAAAAACTATGACAAACGATTATAGGAATTGTGTGTAATATTGCTCTACACGATTAAACCAACGATTTGTCCAATCATCAAATTCTTTACCTTCTACAATAAATTCTTGATATTGATTGTCTGCTGAACACATAAAAATAACACCTTTACGAATATTTGTACCGTGTAATTCATTATGTGCTGCTGCATATGCAGCTAGTTGTAAAAAATAATCATCAATATATTCACGCTTCTTAGGCTTATTGGTTTGTTTATGATCCATAATTGCTTCTGAACCGTCGTGAATACCTACTAAATCAGTTGTGCCTGCGTATACTTTAGGATAATACAATGGTACTTCAGTACCCCAAAACTCACTACATTTACTGAGACCTTGACTAATGATGGAGCTAGCCATATTATGACTTTGTATACTATATGGATTACTGCCCGGTTCTCCCATTACACCCGTCTTAATATAATTTTCTAACCACTTATGCATACGTGTCCCACGTCCTGCAGCCTCTGTAGTAATTTCTTGTGCTTTTTGATGTCCTACGCGATTTCGCCATTCTTGCAATGCTTTTTTCTTTTCTTCAGGTTTAGTGTAATCTAGTATTGTAGTAACGCTAGGAAGTTTTTCACCATCAGATGTCGCATATTTACGCTGACCATTAATTGTTTCACGCGCTATAGAAACATAGTTGTATTTGTTAGGGATGTACATTTAATGAGTGTAACAAAATTTGTTACTGTTGTCAAGTTTTTGGTTAGATTCTAAAACTTTCCCCGCAACCACAACGATCACGTTCGTTAGGATTACTAAATTCAAATCCTTCATTAAGTCCTTTGCGAACGTAATCAATGGTAGTGCCTTGAATATATGGACAACTTTTGGGGTCAATATAAAGATTGCATCCATTGCAATCTATCTTTATATCTGCTTCATTGGGAGTATCAACATATTCTAATACATAGGCAAGACCACTACAACCTGTAGTTTTTACACCTACACGTATTCCTAATCCTTTGCCTCTTTTGTTTATTGTTTGTTGAACTTTTTTAGCTGCTACTTCTGTTATACTAATCATGTTACTTCATAGCATTTTGAGCCATTTGCTGTACGATTTTTTCATCTTCGCTAGGCTCATTTGGTTTAGGCGGCTCTTTTCCAACAAATATGACATCATTTCCTTGAATATTAGCAATTGTTTTATTTAACGGAGGATTTTTAATCATATCGTATAAATCATCACGACTTAAAACCAATCCATTATCATTGTAATATCTTAATAGCTCATCAACCGTCCAATTTGGTTTTACTTCTCCGTTGTCAATATCACTTTTTAGCTGGCTGGTTGTCGCAACCAACTTGACCACTATTGGATCAGGTTCTGTGATTTCAAACAACAACATGATTAGCGTTTGGCTCTGCCAGCGCCGGGTACGGGTAGTTCTTCAGGAGCTTCTGGTTCTGTAATTTCTGCTCCAATTTCTTCTTCTCCACCACCAGGTAATGGTTCTTCCATTCCCATAACTGCTGTTTCCTCACCTGGAACAGGGGCTTCTGTACCTGCATCAAAGGCTTCAGCGCCGCCTTGACCAGTAATGCCATTCAATGCTCCCTGCAAACCTGTTTTAGATTGAGTTAAAGCACTTTGCAATGAAGTTAATGCTTCAGTGGCCTGTTGATTAAATGTTTCACTTTCATTTACACCAATCTCAGATTGTACGCTATTAACCAATGCCGGAAGTTCTTTAACAAGCATATCACTGACTTCTTCAAGCATTTTTTGTACACTATCAACTAAGTCCTGAGCAGCAAGAACTACTTGTGACTTTTCTACTTCTTCGTTTTCAATAACGATTCTAGGAATAGGTTTACGCTTTAACTCAACATAGTGTTGTGTTAACGCTTGTTCCATAAATACCAACTTCATATAGGTTGGCTCTGTCTGTTTAGAATAAAAGTCAGGGCTAGACTTTGCCTCTCCAATTAAACCACGCACTTTTTTTAGCATGGTTTGTGTTTTAGGCATATCCATTTTGCTAGCATCAAATGCGAAATTATAATTTTCTTTTAATGCTTTGCTAGCAACAGAGGTTTTTTTATTATCGAGGTCAGTTAATTTCATAGTTAAAATCCATAAAGATTATATTGTATTTATCTTTTATCGTATTATTATTGGAATTGATGGTCGAATCTTTTTTGTTGCCAATTGTTAGATTCGTTTATATACTCAGTCAATTCTTTAACAATTTCATATTTCTTAACTTTTTCATCACTTAATTTGCTATAATAGATGAGTCGTCCATCATCATCCTTACTTTTTCTTAATAAGTGTTTATGTAAATCAATAGCAGAATCAATACTCTGCAATTTGTTATCTAATTCTAATATTCTTTTTGCACACAATATTTTATTTCTTTTATCATTTATACACCAAGCAACTGCATTTTTAATAGAATAAAATGATAATTGTGTAAAGCTATATTTTAGGGTGACAAGATAAGTTTTATCGTATTGTTTTACTATAGTATAGTTACCATACAAATCATATATTCCGTCTTGTGTGCGAAAAATAACTACATCCTGTAGTTCTTCAGAAAACAGTTTGTCTAGTTTGTTTATAATTACATCTGATTTAATCATTTCCTACTATCTTAAAATGAATGTTTTTTAGTTCTGGGGATACGTTCAAAAATTCAGGAAGTTTATCATATTCAGTTCCACACTTAATCATGGGAACGTTATGGCAATCATCATATAGACTTCCCAACTCACTTATACCATCGTTGAACACTGTAGTACTCATTACATTAAATGTGAAGTACCAACAGTTTTGGGGCGTTTCTTCTTCAAATAAAAAACCAAAATCTGTAAATTCACTAAACTTTATTTCTATTTTTTTAGGCTTTTGTTGAATTTCAGGTAATGAGCGTAAAGATACTGCTTGTAATATTGTATCAAAATTACATTGTGTATTTCTTTTGTATGACCAATCATTATAATCCATGTCAACGACAGGTTTACTTCTATTAAGCACTCCTGTATTAGTAATATCAAACAATGTATAGCAAGCAATAGTTTGCATATTAGTATTTAATATCCATAAAAAAACCCGAGAATTTCTCGGGCTTTTTATAAAAATCACAAATTAGTTTGTGAATGTTGCTGTTGCAGCAATAGTAACCGCTTGTGGTGCACCAATCGCTGTCATTGCATCTGTAATAGCCTGGTCTAGAGTACCAGCACCTGTTGCTGTAACTGTACCCCATGCACCAACTGGATACATAGCAATTGCTAATGTAGAACTAGCTGCACTTGTATATTCGTAAATATAAACTGTGGCTAATTGCTGAATAGTTTGAATTGTTGCATTCATCTGAGCGCCTGTGATAGAAGCAGCACTAGTATATGTAACTGTGAAGTATTCTAACTTTGGACCTTGTGGTTGAACAGTAGCAGCAGAAGTAACTGCGTTAACTGCACCGACTGTGTATGCATCGGTATCTAAGTGAAATACTGGCTGATAGTCGCCATGTGTTCTTGTAAATTGTGCCATTTTAAAATTCCTTTATGTTAAATGAGCATATAGCTCTACACTTATTTATGCCTGGCACTAAAAAATGCTGGTTTTGGTTAGGTTCTACCTGCCAAATTTTGACGGCTGAAGCCCATTCTATCTACAAATTTAAGACCTTGACTGACGAATCCTTCTTGTGTACGTGTTCCGTCTTGCAGATACCCTTGCACTGGACTATTGTCCGCAGCTTTATTCAATTGGTCTACAATACTCATTTTAAGATTGTACAACGAAATCCATATAGCAAAAGCACCTAGTAATCCCTCTTTATTATTCTCTAAATGTTGTGTTAGTTTTGCTCTCATCGAATCTGTCATTGGACGACTATTAAAATAATCCATAAAGCCTTTTAATAAATTAGAAAGGTTGCCACTTACAATTTTTTTATTGATATATGTTGTAAATAACTGCTGGAACGCACTGCTAGATTGCGGGCTATCTTTCATGAGACTATCTACACTTGGACCATACTTTGTTATATTATTTTTTACAGCTTGAACTAATTTACTATCTATTTTAAGTTTTGGCGCAATAGGCATTTTTGCAGGAACTATTGCTACATTGCTATTATTTTTTAGTTTTCCAATCGTCCCATTTAATGGAGTAGCTTCATCGGTCGTCATCGCATTAGCCGGGATAAACTGATGTACTACGATTCCAGCAACTTTATTAGCTAAAAATTTTCCCATTTCACTATTAGCAGTAACAGTGTATGTTATACCATTTGGATTAGCTCTAAAAGTATATACACCATTTTTTTCTTGTAGAGGATTACTAAACAACAAATCCCCCCAATAATATCCTTTAGAATTATCAGATTTTTCTAATCCCTGCCAAATATTCTGTATTATTGTATGTAATTCTGTACGGTCTACCCCTCGATTTTTATCGTATTGCATGAACTGCTCAGGACTATAGACGGCGCGGCCTGTTCCATCTTTTTTATTGAACATATGTTTGTCCATAATAGCAAACTTTCCGTCTGGTCCTCGTCCAAATATCAAAGCAGGATATCCATCCCATTTAATTGTTACTAAATTTGGATTTTTTACAGTAGCCAAAGTAGCTGCTAATGCATTGTTTGCTCCATTTGAACCATCTAAAAACACTAGGTCTTCTGGATGATCCAAATGGCCTTTAGCCTCTACAATTGCTATTTTAGATAATTTGTCTAAATAATCTCTCATTTTATTAGACTTTAGTTGTGGATTGACTTTTCTTTGCTGCTCTTGCATTTCGTTTACGAATAGCGTCAGGTGTCTGACTTAATTCTTGTCCCTTTTGTCTACCTCCTGTACGAGGCTTTTTAGCAGGGGCTGGTGCTGATGGTGCTGCTGGTGGGGCAGGAGATGCTGGTGCCGGAGCAGGTGTGCTAGCCACTGCCCCTAATTTTGTCATTAATTTTTGTTTTTGTGTTTTGTTAAGTAGCGGGATCAGTTTTTCAACTTCAGCCATTGCCTCAGTGCTTTTTTTACTTGAACTACTTGTTGCACTTCCAGTTTGTGAGCCGGTTTGACCAAACATTCTACTTTGAGAACTTGTGGCTCCTGTTGATGGCTGTGATCCTGGACTTCCGTAACCTTTATATTCTTTTTCTGTGCCTTCTATAGAGTACAATAAACCGCCTAATTTACTTAATGGTGCTTTAATTGCTCTATCACCACCAAATCCCCCCTTTCCATATGCTGCTTCAGCATCCTTAGCAAGTTTTTCGATTTGCGGCATATATTTTGAAACATCTAGACCCTGTAAATATTGTGTAACCTTATTCATAATAAAGCCACTTACAGTTAAACCCTGTCCTCCGGCAGCCTGAGGTTGTTGAGGTTGTGATGTAGCTCCTTGATTAGCTGTCTGACTCTGTTGCATAGATGCTTGTGCAGGTGCTTGTTGTGCTGCTCTAGCTGTTCCTGCAGTATGCACTCTACCTGTAGGAGTTTGAGTTGTTGTACCACCAGCAGAAGAAGCTGATTTATTTGCACCTGATAATTGACCCGCCATTTGTCCGAACGCATTTGAACCCGCTTTTGCTTCTAAAATACTTTCAAAAATTGCATTTAATCTATCGTAATGGTCTTCACGCTGAATTTTCTTAAATGTTGGTGCTCCGGATTGGTCTACACCAGTCATTCTTTTACCGCTACCTCCTACATAATTTTTAAATCCACTTGGAGCACTTGTCGCTGCCGCACCGCCCTTAAGTCTGCCCTTTAGTTCCGCTGCCTTTTTCGGGTCTAATTTTTGTTGCTGAGATTGTGCAGCCTGTGGTTGTGGTGTTGCAGGTGCAGTTTGTGCAGATTGAGGTTGTTGGGGCTGCTGTTGGCTCTGGCCTGCAGCAGTTGTTTGTTGATATCCTTGTTTTGCTGCACTCGCTATATTTTTAATGCCGCCTGCAACTTGACCTGCCATTTTACTTAAACCTGTTGCTGCTTTACTTAATAATCCTTGTTTAGGTTGTGCAGCAGCACCTGACAATTGAATGGCACCTGATTGTACTTCTCTGTTAATTTCTCCTGCTGTTTTGCCTACGAAATCTTTAACATACTTGTCGTATGCCATTCTTGTAGCAACATCCATTTCTCCACTGGCTCTGCCTGCTAGTGATGATAGTCCACTTCTAACCCCTGCTGCCCCATAATCACCTATAAATGAACTTAAATCTAATTCATTTATTTGTTTTTGACTTGTATTAGGTTTTTTAAATTCATTCAGTTTCACGGTTTTTCCTCAAAGATTTAGAAAATTTATTCTGATCGCGGGCTTTTATCGCACTCAGTAAACGCTTTTCTAAAATTAAGGCTTTTTCCGGAGAATAATGACGATTAATCATTTCTAACAAATTAATCGCGCTGGTAATAATATTATGTCCGCGACTTTCAATAATATGATTAGTATCGCGGTTATTACCTATTGCCTCTAATTCTTCTAATAATGAGCGAGTTTTTCGTTGCATATAGAAACCCTATATAATATTTATGCTAGGGCCCAATTATTATTTCTTAAGAGAATTAAGAAGTGATTTAAGTTTAGCACCTTGAACATCAGCTACTACACGCTTATTTTCAGGTTCTAATATCTCACCTGTAGTCTGGTCAATAATAGGTTCTGTTGACACTATTGTAGACTGTGCTTTTAACTTGTTCATTATATTATTAGGACTAGGTTGTGGATTATTTTGTCTTTGTTGTTCTCCGTATCCATCTGGATCACTATCCGTAATCCTAAGAGTTTCTACATTGAATTCCAATTCAATTTTCTGCCCCACACCAGAACTACTACGGGTTTTCATTAATTGAAGCTGATATTGTCCTCGTTCACGCATACTGCGACTTGTAAAAATGCCGAACACATTATCTGCTGTATTAATTTTACTGATGCCACCCGAAATATGACTATGGTCAAATTCAATTTCTTCAACAGCACTACGGTTCAACTGACTTGCAGTTACGAATAGTACGTTCAATTCTTTAGCCAGATTACGTAATTCTTCACTTACATATTTGTCTTTAACAAATAGGTCACTTGGGCTGACTTTTGCGCTTACTGGCATTAACAAATCCAGATAATCTACACATAAAAAGTCTATTTTTACTCCGGTTTGTACCTGTAGTTCTTTGCAGTACGCTCTTAAATCATTGACTGTACTTTGTGCGGGCATGTATTTTACGCGCAGTTTACCTGCTTTTTTAGCCATCATTTTAATTTTCATTTCAATATCATCTATAGATTTGAAAATCTCACGACTACTAGTGTCCGTCATCATACTATCAATACGCATACTACACAAGCCTTCACTTAATTCAAGTGTAATATAAACACCATTTAATCCTGCTTGAGACCAGTTGACTGCTAAATTTTGCATAAACAAACTTTTACCAGATCCACTACCACCAGCAAAAATTTGTAGTTCCCCGCGATTAAATCCACCATACAGTTTACGATCCATACTAGGCCAACCTGTGCTTAGTTGTCCATTGCTTGACTTTAATGCTAACAATCTTGCTCTAGGGTCTGCAAAATAATCTGTACCCATATCGCGTTGTAAACTTATTTGTACAGCATCTTTTACTAATTTTTCAACTGGATCATATTCGCCCTTTTCAAGCAAGTCTGCTGATTTAAGTATTGCACGTTCTAGTTCTTGTCGTTTAGTAAATTGCTCAAATTCATCCAAAAACCATTCATAATGCCCTTCATCTAAATCTTCCAACACATCAATTGCCAACCCTGTAGTTGCTTGTATTTGTGCAGAGTCAGGCAATACATTGTATTTTCTGCTATGTTCTTTCAACATTTCTGCGACTGGACGCAACGACTTGTCAAAATTGTTTGGGTTCATGATGTTATTAACTCTTGTGAATAACTCAGCGTTGGTAATCATCATACGCAGAAAGAGTTTTTGAACATCAATATTATAATCCTTTAGCAAGTTTCTTCCTCTTCATTTCTATTTTAATTTTACTATTTGTGGCGTTTTGCAAAATACTTAGCAGTGTAGGGAGCTTACCATATTTTACCACAGCATCATTTACATCTTTAACATCACTATGCCAATTTGGTATACTTACACTATATCCTAAATCTAAAGCACGTGAACATAATTCTAATCCTGCTTTATCACGATCTGGTACTAGTATTATTTTTCTGTTTAAGTTTGCTAACAATTTTACTTGTAAATCACTTATTTCGTTATGCATTAATGCACATCCATCTATACTTAATGCATCAAATATTCCTTCCACCAATATACATACTTGCCATTCTGGTTTTTGAAAATCATATCCAAACACATAACCAGGCTGTTGTTCGTTAATATATTTTGGTATTTTGTTGTCTAAAAATCTACTAGTATGCCCTACAATTTTATTTTTATATGTATACGGTATAATTATGCGATTACCCATACGACCTTTTTCATTAGGAGTAACCATAAACGGATAATCGTAACTACTTATTCCCCTTGCTTGCAAATAGTCTACATATACTTTGTGTGCTGGATTATTTGTATCAATAACTTCTGCATCAGGTAACGTATGTTCTTTAAAATTTATTTTGTAGTCAGTTTTAGGTTTAGTGAAATCAAGAAAATCTTTCTGCTGTAGACTTTCTAAATTCCATCTTCCTATTTGAGTTTCATCTATACCTGACCATAACAATAATTGTTTGGTCTTAAAAGAAATAGAACGTCCAAGCACAAAATTACACTTATATCCACAATTGAAACAGTGAAAGCTCCAATTATTCTGTCCGTCAAACTTTATACCACCTCGCTGCCGTTTATCAGGTCTATGCCCGCGATGGCTACAACATATAGCATTAAAGCTATACCAACCACTATGTGTTAGTTTTTTCTTTCCGGGAATTATGGATAGAATGTCAAACATTGTGACATTTTAACATATTTGTCTAACGAATACAAGAGTTACCTTGCCAATATATTCATAGCAGCACCTGCGTTGCTATAAAACTCAAATCGAATGTAGGGATGATATCCTCGAACCGTATATCCTAGTGTATCAGTGGTATTGGCGTATTGATGTAACTCAATAGGATACCAATCACCGTCAACTATAGTTGAACCTAATATGGTAACATTTCCATAGAATTGTTCATACTGAACTTGGAAAGTTGTTATAGGATTATCTTCTGTAGTAACTGTGCTGCTATAATATGTAACTGTATTACTTGTATTACCAATGTTAGGGAAAGGTTGACCTGAAGGGATATCAACTGGCATACTTGGAACAAAGCTAGGTAACACACTGTTTACAATATTCATTTCACCACGTGCACCTGCATTTTGGTCTACGAATACCGGGAAATCAAATGTATTCACAGGAATTTCTAATGAATAATATGCCTTTTGTGTATCTATATCTTCAATTTCTGCCGGACTTACAAATAGTGAGGCTATTCCAGTAGCACCTAATTGTATAGTTAGTGCTTTTTTTAATAGAGTTTTAGTACCCTGATAATTTATAATTCTACAGGTTATTTCTTTACCAGTAATATCTACAGGCTTTTGCTCTTGATTTAAAAATTGAAACTGTAATTGATTGTCTACACCTTTGTGTAGAGTAAGTGGTTTGGCATATTGAGGCATATAACTCCTTGGACTAAAGCCGGTCAATAATATAACAATTTGACGCTGGGTATAAATGAATACTTGTGTAGAATACATTTAGATATTTATCAAAATATATTTTAGGATTGCCCAAAGATAAATAATTCCGTGATATAAAATAATAATGATCCAAAACGAATTTTTTAAGAAGTTAAGTGAAAATCACCCGTTCATAACAATTTGTTCCTATGCTAGTCAAGATTATGTTGGAATTGTTCAAAATAGGGACGATATAGTTACCACTATATATGATTACGGATCAATAATTGATCCAATAATAAAAGAAAAGTTTCTTGAACTCGGCGATGTTTGGTGGTGGGAAAGTAATAGATTAATTCCAATCAATTTATTTTTAAAAGATGATTGGGCTATTTTTAAACCCTATCTAAGAACATTCAGTAATAAAAGTCTTGTTATTTTACATGGGCCTGCATGTAGTATAGGAGAACTCAACAAACGCAGGACTAAGCGCAGAAGTATTACTCTTGTAAAACGCCTTCCGTAATCAGATTCATATGCACAACAACTAGGTGTGCGTAAGCAACACTATGCGAACGCTTGAAATGATACCCATCAACATCTTTATCCCATACTGTTTTTGCAACTTCTTCCCACTTTTTACCAATCAAGTGTTTTTTACTAGGTCTAATTACAGATAAAAACATAGCTAGTCTAGGTATACTATTTACAGGTTCTGGCATTTTACGTAATGATTTATAATGGTTATTCAAATGCACTAATTTTTCGACAAATTTAGGATCATCAAGTTTAGACCAGTCCGGTTCCCGCATTAATTCTTGTAAGTGTTTTTCATCACGAACGTAACTATAGACATAAACGTTTAGCAAATCTAATTTAAAATAACCACGTTTTTCTGCTTCAGCATAATCTAATGCCGCCATATTATTAATTGGATCATATGGAATATCTGTAACGTATACACCTGTAGCATGTTTACGTATAGGATTTACTTTACGCATAGCTGCAGGGATATGAGGTATAAGTGCTAAAAGTTTGTCTCTGTCAGCAAAATCAATATCAATATCACCACTTATTTTCATACAACGCTCCACAATAAGGCAGCACCGATTACACCTGCACTATCACCCAATTTTGCTTTGTAAATTGGCGTAGAAAAATCGTCATTATATAAAAATTTTTTCACAGACAATAAACCTTTAGTGTATAATATTTCATTATTACTAATTCCTCCCCCTATTACAATACAATCTGGATCGATTGTTTGTATTAAATTTGCTACTGCCAGTCCAAATCTATTGAGATAGATACTTTCTACTGTTGGTGATTTCAAATATTGTTGTGCTGAAAGATTTTCGTTGTACATAACTTCTGCCCACTTACTAAGTCCTGAACCACTAAGCCAAGTTTCTACGCAACCAATTCTACCACATCTACATTGTATATTATTACTAGCATCTAAATTAGTATGTCCCCATTCTGTACAAATACCATGCAATCCTTTATATAATCTACCACTTATAACTAATCCGCCACCAACACCGGTACCTAAAATCATACCAAAGACTGTTCTGTGTGATACTCCAGCACCCAATAATGCTTCTGCTAAAGCAAAGCATTGACTATCATTTGCTGTTTGTATCCTACAATTTAATTTACTTTCTAGTATTCTAACAAAGTCAGTTCCATTTAGAAATTGTAGACTAGAGTTTTTTAGTAGACCGGTTGTTTTACTTATACTACCCGGCATACATACACCCACGGTGTGTTGCGTAGTTTTGGTTTCTATTAGTGCTTTATTATATAAAAATACTGTTTCTTCGTAAACGTTACCGGTCGGTATTCTTTCTCTAAACAATATTTTATTAGTAGGTGATAGTACACAGCATTCTATTTTTGTACCACCAATATCAATACCTATTTTATTCATTTATATTTTATAAGAAACCAACTTGATAGTTCTTCTTTGTGAAAATAAAAAATTATTCTTCTAGGAAATTCTTCTTCCCAATGCATATCTGTAACAGGACGTTTATATTCAAAATCAAAATCAATACCTACTTTATATCCTGATTGTTTAAGTTCACGTATAATGCTTAAGCCATGCTCAACACTGTTTATAGATAAACTTACAGTTATCATGACCAACGTAACATAGTATGTATAGCATCACGCTCATCAAAAAAATGAAATTCCATATAATCTTCAGTAGGATGCCATGTAAATTTTTGTCCAGGACAACCAAATTGTTGTACTACCCATGCACATATTTCATTCCATGACTCCATACTGTCACGCCCTCTAGTCCATTCAAGTCTTACAACTTTAGTATCCTGCTGCATTTAATAAATCCTTAACCTCTTTTACTTTATCAGACTGACGATGAAACTTCAATGCCCACTTTTCAGGGTCAATATAATCAATAATCATTTTTACTTGTGTAGGATCTAATTTGTCCATAAGCTCTACACCGCTTTTACTCTGAAATAATATCCATGGACTTATTTTACCTGTTGTGATAGCGTGACATATTCTATTAGGATTTCCATATCGTAAATAATCTTTACTAAGTGTACCTTCTTTCTCTGCTAATTCCATAGTTGTTTCAATGCTCCTATGAATGGCATCTAACGGATCTTCTACTCGCAAGTATTCTATCAAATACTTCGTATAATTACTATCAGTATTCCAACTATCAATCCGTACTTGATTTTTTAACAACCAATCAACATACCGACTTACATTCAATGCACCTATATTTACGCAGTGATTACCGAATTTCACAAATGCAGTATAATAGGCTGATTTGATAAATTCATCATACGTTTTTTGTTTTTTAGTTGCACTATTTTTCTTATAAAATTGAAGCCAAGCCTGAAAACCAATTCTATTACCTTGTAAATCTTTTTGCAAATAACGTTGTTTATATTCACATATGTGGTTCAGAATGGTTGATTCTCGCAAAAAAGTGCGATTACAAAATTCACATCCGTATGTAGTTTTAGATGTTTCCTCTATCTTTTTCGTATTTTTCAATTGTTTCATCTGTCGTTATTTGGCTTAAGATATCAATATCTTCATATTTCATTTCTGGAAATATGCTTGCAAAATACATTTTTCTTTTATGTTCTTGCACAAATACTTTGGCAATTTCTGTTATCTCGGCTTCACTAGCTTTAGGATATACCTTTTTGTAATAATCTACTGTATCTTTCTGTTTAGCACTATCACGCAATTTACTGACACTCTCTTTGATTTGAGGCATCCATGGATGATATTGTTTTCCAATGCCTGGACTTGCTGCACATAGCATTAGCCATTGAAGTTTAGGATGTTTTTGCACATTCTCATTAAAGAAATATTTGTTAGCGTGATAATTTGTACTTAATGTATAATAACCCGATACTTCTCTTGAACCTTTAACATAGCTCAAATACTTAATCAGCATGAAAGGTATAAATTTTCTCTGTTGTTCTTCTGTAAGCCTATCATAAAAATAATAATCTTTTTTATCCAATGCTTCGATAGCCTCGAACAAAGGAAAATCTTGTTTCTCAAGTTTATCTTCAACAGGAATATTTTTCTTAGTTGCCATTAGAATGCCTGACTGTAATCTACAATTTCACAGTTTCTACTAATCTCTTTAACAAAGTAAACACATCTGGGCTTTTCTCCTTCACCTAAAGGGATACAAAGAAATTGACCGTTCTTTAATCGTGGTGCATACCACGTTACATCATGATATATATCTACAATCTCAATTGGTAGAAAGCTCGGGCTGAAACTGCTTAGTGGATTAAATTCAAATGCATTAAACCCACGATCATTTATACTTGTTAAAGGTAATGTTTCTAGGTCTCCATGATCTTGTTCACCAATTAATATTTGCCAATCTAGTGGCATTTTAATGGTATGCTCGCCTATTTTTAAAACAAGTGCAGGGCTGTTAAAACTTTCTATGAATATTAGAGGGATATAATGATAATCTACATTGCTAGGATTACTATTGTCAAGTATAGCAAAGCGCAGGTCATCAATTTCTTCCGGTAATTCTTCTAAGTTATAAGGTGTATTGTCTAATGTTAATATCCGCATATTATTATTCTATCACTTGTAACTTAATTTTTCAATACTAAATGGATAATTGGCTTCATTATAATAATTTTTTCTTTGCGTCAAATGTCTTTTGGCGAACTTACAAGTACTGGTTATGTCCCAGATTTGTACGAAGTCTTTGTCCTCTGCTTTGCGTATGCCTCTACCGATTGATTGTATGACTCTAACGAAACTCTTGCCAGGTTCAATGAGTACCAAATTAAAAATCCTGGGTATGTTAATGCCCACAGCGGCAACACCATAGGTTGCGACAATGATTTTATCGTTGCTTATTGCGACTTCATCATATTCTTCCTTACGTTCAGTTAGTTTTGTTTCACCCGAAACAAATACGGCATTGGGTAGTCTATCTATCAATTCTTTTCCTGCATTGACACGATCAACCAATATAAGTGTATTGCCACTATCTTTAATCTTTAAGATTAATTCGGCGATTGTATCTAGCCTGGTCTTGTCTTCTAGTAAATGCTTTAATTCACTTTGATAATTAGAAAATTCTACATCGTCTTTTAACTGTACAATGTTTACGTGACATTGTGCCAAAACCCCTTTTTCTTGTAGTTCACTAGCACTTAATTTACCAATTACAGGACCTATGCTTACAAACAATGCTTGACTTTCGAATTTAGCCTTAGGTATAGTTCCAGTTAGTCCCCAACGAATGGGAACGTGACTAAACACACTAGTCATTAATGTCTTTAATGCATCAGCCTTTGCTTGATGAACCTCATCAACAATAATGCAAACAACATCTTCAATGAACTCACCAATTGGAATTTCTGCTTCCCCCGATTTTGTTTTCTTTAGCATGTTGTTTAGACTTTGCCAAGTACATATAGTATGTGTTTTACCTACCTCTTTTCTGTCCCCGAAATACACACCAACATCAAGTCCCACATTACGATAATCTTCTTCTGTTTGTGTAACCAATGACTTGTTAGGTACAATGACAATACTACGGCCATAATTTTGTATGCTATAACTAAGTGCTGCCGTAGTAATTGTTTTACCTGCTCCAGTAGCGACCTCTTGTATGCATTGTGGGTTCTCTAAAAAGCGATTAATTACCTCGACCTGATAATCACGCAACTCAATTGGTTGTCCTTCTAATGGGTGCTTTTTAGGCCATGCATGGTCGGAAAATAAGTCCTTGGACACTTGTGCGAAATCAAATGTTGTTGCGTAATTTCTAAGGTCATCTAACTCAATGTCATATCCAGCTTGGTCAAGTAGTGGTAGAATGTCTGGCAATAGATTAATATATGTGCTGCCGCCCAAACTAAAATAACTTACCTTACCGTTCCACCGACCTAACCTTACTGCAGGAAGATACCTAGCACCCGGAATCTCGTACTCAAACATTTTCATCAACGTTTTTCTGTCGCCTAATTCTAGACCCTCTAGTTTTACATTGACTTCATCTTTAACTATAACTTTACACTGTTTCATTATAATATATTAACTGGTTGTGAATTTACGAATTTAATTATTTTAAATAACTTGTTAGGTCTGTTCATACCGAATCCAAGAGTTGTGTATGAAAAACTGACAGGTCTTTTATATGATTTATTTTGGTCTGCTTCGGCATTTTTAATAATGGGAATACTATATTTCTTAAAAGTCTCGTAATAGTTACTATTAAATTTTTCACCGAACCTATACATTTTATTTACCTCGTATACAACATCACACCCAATCATACTCAACCATTCTATAATCAATTCTATTTTTTGTGCTTCTATAATTGGTTCAGGGTCAGAGATAAAATTTACAAACTCGGTTGGATATTTTTCCCTCAATATGTTCAATACTGAATCGCTAATACGTATCCCATGAAAAACTAAATCCGCAATTGTCTGCGGTTCTATATTTAATTCAATGTGGTTAATACTTTCCATTAGGCTTTCATTTGCTGCACAAATAAAAAACCTATTGTTTTTATATACCAAATTAGGATTCCAATACAATACATCATTATACTTTTCTACATAATCTAGTAACCGTTTGGACACTACGCAGTAATTTACCTCTGAAAAATGTTCCTTAACTTTGTGATATAATTCTTTAAATGCATATGTTCCATAATTAATAGTGTACAGCCTTTCGACCTTGTCCCATTTCATCGAGGGTATAGGTTCTTTTCTTGTTGCAACAATAAAATTTTTATTATAGGGCGCCTTTAATTTAATTAGATTGTCAACTATGCTTATATATGCTTCCGTGAATTCAGGGCTGCTCGGTATGACCTTACAGTGCCATGGTAGTTCAATAATATCTATTACGGAAAATTTTAGCTTTTCTAATTGCTTTCTATATTTGTAAACTATCTTTTTAAATAGCTCAACCTGATTTGTTGTTATTGAATTTTGTCTTACTCCCGTCTTACTAACGCTATCTAAAAATTTAAAATCAACCCGACTTAGCCTCAGGTGTTGTAGCATGTATGATATTGCCTGTTCACAATTCTGAAAAAGAATATTTCCCATCACCTTAGTATACGATATTCTTTGTTACAAAGCAATAGTAGTGGCAAAAAAAGGGGACCGAAGTCCCCTAACTCTCTGCGAAAGTATTAACCTTTCATACACGTTGCTTTAGCAAGATTCATCCAGTTAGTAGGACTAATCTTTACCAGATCCGCAATCTTCAACGACATACGCAAGGACACTTCACGCAGTTTGTCGTGATTGGTCCACATGAAATTCAGAATTTCCTCTTCCGTTTCCTTAGTGAAACCATAGTCAACAAACAGACCCGGGTCAGCATCACGATAGACCTGCTTGATACGTAGCATCTTGTCACGCTCGGTGTTGATAGTCAGATCCAAGAAGTGACTACGCGACTGCAATGCATCCAAGTGCGGCTGAATCTTGCTAGCACGTTTGTTGTCGAAGGTCTTGTTCGTAATGAAGATGATAGAACCGTTAAAGTTAAACGTGTTCGGGACACCTTCTTCACGCAGCAGACGCGAATCCTTGTTGTAAGAGATTCGACGGGTCTTGCCAGAATCAAGCGCACCTTTCAGAATGTTGATAGCATCCTGGTCTTCCCAGATATCGCAGTCATCGAACACCAATACGTTTTTGCTGTCAGAATACTTGTACAACAGTGCGAACAATCCGATAGCACTCATAGTACCTTTGACAATCTCAAAGCGCACACGTTTACCAGCCAGTTTGTCAAACATACTAGCCTTTTCCATTTGCGTAGTGACACCGAAACTCTTGCCGACACCGGGAGGGCCAGTCACAATCATAGCACGGATATCACCTGCGATACATGCCTTACTCATTTCATCGAGGACCGCGAAGCGGCCTGCGATACGGTCCATTGCCTGATCATCAGTCTCTGTGATCACCTCGGCAACTGCCTCGGACACTTTAGCAACAATAGAACTACCATTCAAAAATTCAATTGCATTCATACTTTCAACTTTAACCTTAACCTCGTCACCGTAACCAGGAAACTGGCCGTCATTCTTGACAGTGACATAGTTGCCTTTTTTACCTGTCTGAAAACCTTTGACAAGTGTAAACACCTCGTTACGCACGGGTTGATTGCGATACGAACCAGAGAGAATGCGAACCGTAGACATTTAAGCTCCTGTAATCAACTGTCTAAGTATATATTATATACTAAAGCCCATTTATTGTCAACCTCAGGCCTCAAGCGGCCTTCGCCAAATATTCGGACACTTCCTGACCAGTAACCATGTCACCGTTACGCATCATATACACAACACGATAGTTACCACGCTCACCATTCATGAGCATATCATACTCCTCGGTCTTACGCAAGACTTCTTGGCGCATATAACCATACTCACCGTTTTCTACAGTGCGATTAGCAACCCAACGACCACCAATCCAACGCAATTCGAACGGGGTCTCCCACGGATCACACACCTTAACATCATTGTCAAGGATTTGGTAGTCAATGACATACTCCTCGAACATGTCCGAGCGGGTCTCAATTAGAGCCTTAAGTGTAGGGATACCACGTTCCTGGACCTTAAGTGTCTGTTCGACGGTCAGATCGGGGACAATATAGACCTCGCCACCTTTCATCTTCCAGTAGGGCTTGTTGGCAGAACCGTAGTTTTCGCGGATTTGAGTAGCAATGACGATTTTCATATTTGCTCCGTTAATCAACTTTCAATACAAGTATTATATCGGAAATCCGATTTATTGTCAAATTCTGGGTTAGATTTTACCAAGCACAAAAGAGCGTAGACGACCATCAGGACCAAGGAGTTCATAGTAACCCCAGCGGTGATTGGTCATCCAACGAACACATTCTTCGTTAGTACCTGTAAAACGGACTCGTTTTATACCAACATCAATAAATTTTTTCACAACAACTTGGTACATACGAACCTCGTTAATCAACTGAATAAGACTCTATTATAGAGCCAAATCCATTTATTGTCAAATAACTACTACTTTAGCGTAGTTGTTGCTTTTACGCAACGACTCAATGTTTGCTTTGATAATCGACTCTTCGGTATTCAGGGGTAACTCTCTGTAACAACTTGCTTTACCTAGTGACAACTTTCCGTTAAAAATTGTTTTACAATAGTCACTACCTGTTACAAGTAGACAGATTTTTTCATTGCTGTAGGGCCGTTTCTTGACAGAAACTTTTACATACAAAGTGCTAACAGAAACTGTATTGAACTTCATAGACACCATTCAATTGAATAAGTATCTATTGTAAGCCCAAATTGATTTATTGTCAACCTTTTAGCGTGACAGGAATCTGGCAAGTTCCATGTTAAGAATGTCCATTTCGGACTGTTCAACATAGAAGTCCGTAGTCGGATCGTAATACTGACCTTCTTTCGGATCGTAATACAAGATACGACCGTTTACAAATACGAAGGGCCCTTCAAGGCCTTTGCGGGGACCGTAACCCTTCAACACATCCTCAGTACGACCCAAAACACGATATCCCACTTGGGACTCCTTTCAACTGAACAAAGTCAATTTTATGCCCGAATGGATTTATTGTCAAATTATACGAACCTAAATGCTCTTGCTTCGTAATAGTCCCTATTTTCCATAGTGTTCTTTACGTAGTTAGCCTGAATTTTAACATTAGTTGTAGTGTACACATCCAATAGGCTAAGTAATGGGTTATCTTGTTTCACGGATAGTTTCACAAGGTTGTCGTTGTTATCGCTGAACCAGTATTCTTTTCGTTTACTCAACCTTCTGTTTACATTGAAAGTTTCTTGTAACATCAATGACTTTGTATTCAATGCTAACATTGGTTTTTCAATTTTAGTATTGTGTTTCATCATTAATGAATCCAAATCAATGTCATAATCATATAGATATGGAAGATAATAAACCAAACCAAAGAATTTTTCAGTATTCTCAGTTCCGGTACTAGCAATAAATGTGTTAAGATCCTCACGAAATAGTGTCAAAGGTTTGCCTAACAATTTCCACATAACAATCTTCTTACTGTAGTAGTTTCTGATGGTTGATGCTTTTTCTCGGTCATCAGTGGTAATTCTGATAAACAATATATCATCTAGCAATTTAGTAGGACGTTCAAACGAGAACCTATTATAATCCGGATCTTGTTTCAATCTTTGCCATACACAACTTAATACTAATAAATCTTCAGCCGTTTTAATCATAGAAACTATTTCATAATTCTTTTTGCCGTTTTTGGTTAAATTTTTAAATAGGTCAGATATACTAGTATAATCATGTGAATCAAGTATAGATTGGCCGACGCTGCCTGCACCACTATTGCTAACTCCACCACCTATCCCACTTCCGTAGATTTTTCCATTACCTGTAATTGTCATATTGTAATATCTTCCATTCCAGCAGTGCGTAGACGAACAATATGGCCCATTTGCCACTGCTTTGCTTCAAGACCCTTCATAATGCCTAACCAGCGATTGCGTAATAGTGCTACTTCATTGATAATGGTTTCAAAGTCAATGACCTCTTCTTCACCATCAACATACTTTTCAGCGTCACGGCTAGTCAATGCTCTATTATACGCTTCTAAATATTTTTGAAAATGTTTTCGGCGAATTTTCCGTAATTGAATATTGAGGTAGTTTAACACTGCCTCAATCTCTTGTAATTGATTGAATCTATGCTCAGTAACGCCGGGTAAATTGGCAATGTTCTTTTCAACATTGCCATATATTTTTACCTCATTTTTTGCCTGAAGTAACTCAGATTCATAATGTGAAATAAAGTCTGGTATCACACCTAAGTTCTGTGTGATTCTTGTATACCAATTCATTTAATTCCATTCATCTTCTTCGTCATCGTATTCTTCATCTTCTTCGTATACTTCTTGTTCCGCAATATAATTTTTTAATGCGTTGAGTATTTCCTTTTCACCACGAAATGCATCTTTGATTTCATCTGCTTCATAATTGTTATCAATTAATAGGTTGATTAAATCATCTGCTGCATCATCACGGTCATTCATATCAATGTGGCTACGTAATATATCCCATACTTCTGCCACCATACCTAAACTACTAATCATTCTGTAACCTCCTCCAGGGTTGTTACATTACTTATTTCTTTTTGTGATTTCTTAGAATACTCAGTCATAACCTTGTCAAGGCATCCGTCTTCGTTTGATTCCCAACCTTTACGGAAGAATTTAAGAATCTCACCATCTTCAGTTGTGTAACTCAAACGATTGCCTTCTTTAATCAACATGCCACTTCCTTCAAATAAGTCAAGTAAGCCAGAGTGTGGATTCATTCCGGTAGTATATGGTATTTTAATTTGAACAGATTCAAAAGGCTTAGCATATCGTGTTTTCATTACTTTACATGCTGAACGAATGCCTCGTACTTCGCTTACCTTGTTACCATCTTCATCTTCTTTGAGTTTAAGTTTACGCATAGCAACAACAATACTTGAAGCATAGATAAAGCCTTGACCACCTGAAATTTTATCATCAGGATCAAACATGTCCTGACTTGCATATGTATGGTTAGTAGCGACTAAGCCTACATTGTGACTACCAAACATGTTAACACAGTTACGAACTAGTGCTGTCAGTGCTTTAGGTTTACGACCCATATCACCTTTCAAGTCACCGCCCTCAAACTGATTAACATCAGTGGGTGTCAACAACATACCAAGACTGTCAATGATAAACAAGACTTTAGGTTTATCTTCTGCTGGTAATGCTTTGTATGATTTCATAAATTCTGAAATCGTTTTGGCAACATCATCAATCATTGCCATGTTGAGTTTAAGAAGTTTATCTTCTGCGGTATCAACACCAAGTGCTTTTAGCCAATCTTCATCCAACGCATTTTCTGAATCAACGAGGACCACAAAGATACCTTGTTGTTGTGCGTGTCTAACGAGGTTACCTGAACAGATGTATGATTTACCTGATCCACTCTCTCCGGCAAAGACAGTAACTTTACCAAGAGGCACCCCTTTATGAAATGAGCCACTTATCAAGAAGTTTAATGCGTAATTCCCGGTGCTTACCCAATCAGTAGGATCATTAAATCCTATACTAAGGCCATCAATAGATTTTGTTAGATCCTTCCGGAACTTTGATATATCAAACGGTTTGTTCATTTATTATTTCCTTTTAATTTACAATTATTGTTGTGCCATCTTTTCAAATTACCGCCAGTAGTAGATATGCCACAATGTTTACATGAATATGTTTTAAGTTTTTTACCTTTATTAAGTGCTACACGACCTTTTAATGCCTTAGAAACTAAGGGGTTCTCCTTGCCTTTTTTAGCCTTTGAAATATTTTCGCTATGCTCTTTTGTTCGTATTTTGCCAGTAAGCGCGTTTGAGATATTAGCACTGTGCTTTTCTGTATGTTTTCGCCCGGACATTATTTTAGAATGCTCCGGTCGCTTTTTTCCTTTTAGTGCTTTACTAACATGCGGTTGCGGTATTCCTTTCAATGGACTGGGAATACCTTTATTTTGACCCCCCAATAAACCATTTTCTGGAACTTCATTCGCCCATACTTTTTTACCATTAATCGTATGTGTAACAATTTCAAAAAAATCACTAAAAAACTCAGCAAATTCAACTAGGGTATTCTCATCCTCAAATAATTCACACCACACTGTAGAAATATCATTTCCATGAATTTTTCTATGCGATGACCAATATGATCCAGATCCCTTATATTTCAAGGGATCACTCACAGTTTTACCAAAATACATTAACCCAGTTTGATTATGTTTTTTAATATATAACCATGTGCCACCTGAGGACATTGATTCTCCATTATTTTGTTACACCATTAGTATACAGTTTATCAGCAAATGATAATTTGTCAAGGTACTCTGGACATGTATCGGCAATACGTTCTAATTCATAGTCACTAGGAAAATGTCGTAGAACTCCTCTTGCTCTGTCACGTACAATGCTAGGCACCCGTGGTGTACGACCCGGGTCACATAATTCTTCCAGTAATTTTTTTCCTTGCTTAATGGCTCTAAACCTCTCATCGGGCAGTGTCATTTGTAGTACTCCTTAAAAGTTTCACTTTTGCTTTTTATTCGGCGCCTAATATACAACTATTCTTGATTTATCTTTGGGCGGTCTTATTTCTCCCCTACATTTAGAAAAGGCTCTTTTTCCTGAACCTTTTCCAATGTAGTAAGGTGAATAATCTGACCTAAGATAGGCATAGATATAAAACACGACATTTACCAATCAAGACTTATTTTGGCGTGCTCTAATCATTGCCAAAATATCTTGTGCTTTATCACTTGACGGAGCACTTGGTACCTTTACAGGCTCAGTAGTAGTTGCTGGTTGTTCCTCATCCCAAGGGGCATTTAAACTGTCCGCTACGGGTGCAGTTGCGGGTGCGCTATTTCCAGTAGACGCAGTTTGTTTATCCGCGGTAGCACCTGCAGGCATGTCAACGCCAAAAGGGCGATAGTACGCACCCCAGCGTTCGGGATCGTATGCTTGACCATCAACACTTGCTTCAAACATTTCTTTGATAACACGCAACTCAGCCTCGTTAGGCTTCTTGGGCAAGAAATCACGTAGGTTAAACAATCCGTGACTTTCAATAGCGGCTTGCTCACTTTCAGTTAGTGCTGATTCTTTACGTGCCCAGTTACTGGTACTGTAATCGGCATAACCACCTTTACTAGTTTTCTTAACGTTGAAGTCAAGACCACGTAGATAATCAGTAGGCAGTTCTTCCATTTCAGGATCCATCAAACTAGATTTGATAATCGTGAAAATTTGTGGACTAATAACAAACCTACGAATAGGATTAGCAGGAGCTTTATCGTCGCCGATTGGATTCTGACGAACAAAACCTTGGAACAAATAACTACGCTTCTTCCAGTACTTATTTGCCATTTCTTTCAGTGATTCATCTTTGTACCAAGGACGAACTTCTACCAAAATAGGACAACTGTCACCATACATTTCCATACAGGGAACTTGTACAACAGTTTGTTTGATATTCGGGTCACCCTTTACTCCATTAAATGGGAGTTTGATGATTTGACGTTCTACCCAAAAGAATTCATTTTTACTATCGCCATCAGGAAGAAAACGAATAGTAGCAGTAGTACCTTCGTCCATGTTCCAATGAGGATAAATTGAATTATCAGATTGGGTTCCAGAACCCTTGTTGTTTGATTTGTTTTCTTGTGCTGCGAGGCGAGCACGGATGTCTGCTAAACTTGCCATAATAATATTTCCTTATAAAATTGAGATGGTCTCTGTTTTAATTGTCGCCACTACCCATTAGTGACTAACACACGTGATAGTTTAGCAATTCTATCAGCATGTGTCAATAGTATTTATGCCGTTTGGTGAAATTTGTATTTTTTTATTTAGAATACATAACCGTTTCAACTAAACGATCAAGTATCTTTTCGTAGGCTTTGGCTAAACCTTCTTTAAATTCTATATCCTGCTGTTCCCAATCAACTGGTTGTTTAAATAATTTTTCTTTTACCGCTGTATAGTATTTTTTGTAAATTTCTTGGGGTATTACACCATCATGGTCTTCAGCGTAATCTAATAAAAAATCAATATATACTTCTAATAAGTATGCTATCTGTTTATCTCCATATGTTGGACTTTTTCTTTTTAAATCATTACTATAATAATTTTTGAATCCTTTTAGAATTGTAGGTAAATATTCTACTACCCATTGTTTAACCATAGGTCTATCACTATAATCAAATGCAGGTTGAATAAAAGCGTATGAATTTTTAGCCTCTGCAACCTTAGACTTACCTAAATATTCGTATCCTTTTTTTGTCATTTCTCTATCTAATTCTGCTTGTTGTCCTAACTCTTGTGCATAAGATGCAACTGAACCACCTGCTCTACGAAGCCAATCTTTATATTCCTTTTCTGCTTCAGGGCTTACTTTAGAATCATCTGTACCAAATAATCCAGGTTGCTCGTCACCTACTTTAGCTGTTTTAACAGGCTCACTAGTTGTTTCTGGTTTTGCCTGTCCTGCCTTTGCTGCAACTCTATTGTATAAATCAACAAAATCAGCAGTAACCTTATCCTCTAATTCTTTATACTTAGCTACTATTTCACCACGTAATGTTGCCAATTCTTTATTGGCATTTGCGGTATCTGTTTCAATTTTATTTTTATATGCTGTAACAATGTCAGAATACTTTTTCATTTCTTCTGCTGAGGTTTTGGCTGCTTGTTCTGATTCTGCACCTTTTTTAGCAATATATTTTTTAAATCTTTCCTCTTTAGAATCTAATGACTGTTTTGTTTTTTCTAGCTCGCCCATTACCGTATCAAACATATTATCATTTACAGTGTTTTGTCCAGATAAGTTAGATAATGCTGCTTGTATTTTTTCTAATTCTTTGTTATCAAAACTAGGGCTATCCCTTAATTGCTTAACTTGATTAGCTAATTCACTAAATTTAGTATTATCCATACCAGGTTTAGTTTTTAGTTGGGATAACTCAGCTTCTAATTTTTGTAAATCATCAGCAGCAACTTTAGCAATTTGTTGTGTGATTTCGCCAGCTGGTTTCAATTTAGCACTTAATTGTTTTAGTCTTTCTACCTCAGCATCAGTTTGTGCTGCCTGTCTTTCATGGTCTTCTAATTCACGACCTAAATTAACTAAAGCACTTTTTAATTTTTCGTTCTCTGACCTTTGTGAGTCAATTTGTTTTTTCTGAAAAGTTATTTGATTACTTTGTGCGTTATCAAGTTTTTCTTGGTCATCCGTCTGTGATGCCAAATACATTAATAATGCCTGTTGGTCATCATAACCCGGAAATTGTTTTTGAGCTTTATATAAAACATCTTTTGATAAAGGTACATAACCTTTACCTGAAGGTTTTTTATCATTGGCTTCTAAAAATTGAGTTGATAACATTTTATTTTTTAATTAGTCTTAGTATCGCTTCTAAATCTTCTTGACCTTCTTTTACCTGATGGTGTGATACCTTTTTGTCAGTATCTTGTTTTGCCTTATTAGCTTTGTCTACATTCTTTTGTAAAATCTTCGCAAAGTCTTTCTTGGCTTTGTCCGCTTTGATTGGAGTAGCCTTACTACCCTTAGCGTGTGGATCACCGGAACTTTCACCACCTCTATCACTTGATGGTTGTGATTTATCCATTTCGGCAACTACCGCTTGATCAACTTGATTAATAAAGTTTTCATTAGCACCAACTAACTTACCACGTAGGTTCTTTTCATTTTTACCTACTGGTTCTGTTGGGCCTAATTGTCCTACACGCTTTTGGTTGGCATCAAGGTCTTCCGCCACACCTTGCTGACTTTGCTGTTCACGCTTCTGTAATTCTTTACGAATTAATGCTTTGAATCTTGCTTCATTGCGGTGTAAGATACCTGGTCTCAACAGCATTTTCAAATGGTCAGTATCATATTTGCTATAATCTGCACCTTGAGTGGGCAGTTGTTTCACTCCTGCTTCCGCCATATCTTCTTCATCTAACTTGTCGTACTTGGCACGAATCTTTGCCATTTTTTCTTTACTAGCATGTTCGCGACCTGCTTTGCGTAGTGCATCCATACCTTCTTTGCCATACTTCTTATTACCAAGGTATGCCTGTAGGCCACTTTCTTCTACTTCTTCTTGATCGGACATTTTATCTTGTATGGCACTACCAACTTGTGCACCAGTCATTGCTCCTTGAGGCGATTTTGTTAACGCTGCTCCGGCTACTCCACCTAATGCTGCACCTGCAAGACCTTCATCCATATCATCTAATTGTAATAACCCTTCATTTGGTTCTTCTTCTAGTCTACCAATGTCTTGCAAACGCTTAGTTAAAGCTCTAAGACCTTCTGGGCCACTTATGCTACGCTCTTTTTCTTTTTCTAAATCTTGGGTACTAACTTTCCAATCTGGCTTACCGGATTGTTTACGTTGTGCAGCTGGAGTTTGTATTTTTAAATGTGCCTTTTCTGCGTCGTCCATTTCTGTTACCTCTATTTCTGGAATAGATTTTAAATCTGTTGCCTCATCTAAATCAAATGAATCTAAGTTTTCTTTTTCTGTTTTCTCGTTATGAGCTAATGTTTCAGCACCTGGTGCTTCTGTAAGACTATCTGCCCATTCTGCTAATTCACTAACTTCAGACATTTCACTGATTTGTTTGTGTAATCGACTTAATATAGGCATTACACTTTCAATTCTTGGATCTAGTGTTTCTTGTACAAACAACTCATTAAGGTTTGATTCCTCACCCTCTGTTTCCATTAATGCTGGTGTATAACTTTCAAAATAAGCATTATAACCACGATGACCAGTCATCTTGCTTAATGTTTCACGTAACTTTTGATAATGGTTAATACCTTCATTAACAAGTTTCTGTGCTGACTCATTAAACTGTCCATTGCGTGTGGCACGAACAAATCCAGCCATTTTACTATATTCTTCAACTAAACTATTAATATGCTGTCCGCGTTCATCGTATGGCGTTCCACCTTCAGCAATATGTCTAGCATAAACACGGGCAAGACCAGGCTTTGTAGTAGGAACTAAGAAACGCTCGCCGTTCATATTTTCAACAAAGATTCTAGCGATATTACGATAACGCTGCTCACCTTCTTCGATTTGGCGAGTGTGTTGAATAATCATTTTTACAGTAGGAATATTGTCACTGTAACTAGCTTTCTTACCCATTGGGTAATAGCCTTCACTGAGGTTTTCTTCTTTCTTTTTCATATGATCCCTTTTTGCCATGTCGTACTTTAAATTGTCAACATTTTTAATTTCAAAACTTAATTGATGGTTTTTACTGAAATGCTTTAATTGATTTAATAATTGATACCAACTAACATCATCATTACCATGACTATGTTCTTTTTCGCTATTTGCGACTTCATCACCAAAATAAATTACAAGTTTGTGTAATCCATCAATACTGACAGTGACAGTGCCATATTCTACACCATCTTTTTCAAACTTAAACTGGAATACTTCTGCTTCTTCAGGGATAGGTATTTCTTTTCCTGAAGTATCAAGCATTGTAGGGTGATACCCTTTACTTCGTAAAAGGTCAAATAATGAACGATTTAAACTTTCTTGATTTTTAGCCATATTGTATTTATCTAGATTTTCAACTTATAACGGCATAGAAGGGCAGTGGAGCTACCATTTCATCATGGTCACGTATGTAATTATCTACTTCAAAGTGATAGTCACCTATTTCTTGAATTATACGTATTGTCAACAAACTGGCCATTACTAAATCGTCAGTTTCTCCAATTTTAGCAGCATAACTGCCACCGTGAGCAACAAAAGCCTTTAATTCACTAACTAATGCCTTGCTATTTACAGTTAATTTCTTGTTTTCAATCAGTGTTTTAAACTTAGCACATGCAGCTAGTTTTGACTTAGGACCAGTATTAAAACCTTTACGCTTTTTTCCAGGTTCGCTTATAAATATACCTGAAATATTACTTTCACCATATTCATTTAATGAAATAAGTGCTGCTTCCCCAATACTATTATTTTCTATACTATAGTAAAGATTATCAGGTTCGTTGGTACATTCAACAATATATTTGTTGATTTGACTAATAAGTTTAATTTGACTTGGAATATCAGTTTTATTATGTTTCCATTCACCTACCTGAGTCATAGTGTTTGCTTCATATATTTGTATAGCAGCAGGATCACCACCTGTTCCAATACTAGGATCTAGTGCTACTGTATAAATATTACCCTTTTGCGGTGATTTATACCAGCGAATTTGACCCATACGATTAATAGGTTCAGTACCCTCTAAATCAACTAGTGTAGTAGGTGCTATTAATGTTTCATCAGCAATAATGAATTCACAACCAATTTCTCGTCTAAATCTATCTTCTCCTAGTTGTGCTTTCATCTGATCAGCCCAGGCTTCATCACGCCCTGGTTGTTCGTTCCAATGTGCCCTATATGCTTTGAATCCATTTATACCCAACTCAGTATCATTTCCGTATTCGTCCTGAGTTTTATTAGCCATTTTCCAAATCAGTGCAAATTGATCCTCATCACTGTTTGGGGTACTTGTAATAATTGCTTTACCACCTGTTGCTAGTGTTGGTGTAATAGATGTCCAGAATTCTTGTGCTATTGTGGGTCTAACGAATGCGAATTCGTCCAAGTATAGTAATGAGATAGACATACCACGACCTGTGTTTTCAGTTGTTGTAGCACTTACGATACGAGATCCGTTCTCAAAGTCTAACGAACCTTTATTGTATGTTGTTACACCTGCTTTAATATGATCAGGGCAGTTTTCATATGCATATCGTATGCGTTGCATAATTTCCTGTGCGCCTGTATACTTATGTGCTGCAATAAGAATTGTGCTATCGGGATTAAACATAGCATACCAAAGCAAGTATCCTGCTGCACTTGTAGACTTACCTGACTGACGAGGCATTAAACTGATACTATAACGATAATTGTGATATGTTTCTATTAAACGTTTCTGATAGGGATATGGATGATATACCAAACTACCTTTTGTAGGATGTTGTATATAGAAAAAGTTATCCATGAAATATAGATAACCTGTGTCAGGGTCACAGCACTTTATAAAATCTTGCAGGTCTTTATCAGTTTTAAAAACTGTTTTCTTATACGGTGTTTTGACTAAGGCAGGAGTTCCACTCATAATACATATTTAGCGGGTAGTTGTTTCATTAACCAATCTAAATTATTTCTATCATGTCTTTCATACCAACCTTTTCCCTGATATACGTCTAAAACATTCTGAAAATATTCTTCGTACATTGGAGCAACACGTTCTAATGTAAAGTTCTCTGCCCAGGTTCTACAGTTTTTAGGATCAATTCGGTTTATGTTTTCTGCTGCCCAAACAAACTGGTCAAAGGTTCTACATCTGTATCCGGTATAACCATGTATGTTGTTTTCTGTGAAACTGCCCCAATCGGTTGTGATAGTGGGTGTGCCGCTGAACAGCATTTCCATCTGCACTCCACCAAATGGTTCTACATACATGCTGGCCACAAAAGCACCTTTGGCATTGCTCATTAACTCTCGACGTTTTTGAACATCAGCATATCCTACAAACTCTACATGATCAGGGAATGTCATGTCATCAGGCTTTTGGCCTGCAATTACTAATTTTTGTTTTGCAGCTTCTGTGGCCTGTATGGCTATGTGTATGCCTTTGCCTTCGTATACACGACCCAAGAATAAGAAATAATCTTGTTTTTGGTCGTTGTATGTGAAATCCTCTGTGTCAAAGTAGTTTGGTATTACAGCATCATACCAATCTTGCTTACAACTTCCCACAGCAGGTAGCCCATAGTATGCGTGATAGATAGCATAACTTTCAAATATTTTCCATCGTGCCCAATGTCCACCTGCGTAGCCGATGCCTGGCTCGACTACAATCATGTCATTATGTGCGTCACAAACAGGTCTTACCCCACTACCCCAGAAGGGCAGTATGAAGTCGTGTTTTTGTTTTCTTTTACCTACTTCAACAATAGCATTCTTATAGAATGTTTGATAAGCATGGTCGCCTGTATCAAATTTGAAAAAGTTCTTACGCCAGTCATAACTGCCATATGCTTTTTGTAAGTCACTATTGCCTATAACAGTAACATGTTCATCACACACTAAGTCACTATCTTCGTGACCATAATGTATGATTTCGTGTCCTCTTGCCTTCATCATTTTGCCAAACTTGACAACCTTTTGAGTGTAGGCACAAGCGTTATATTCTTTGCTAGTAACTGTGTGTGGTAGACCTAAGATATGAAACCTAAATTTATTGCTCATACTATTATTTAGATAGCATTGCCTAAGCTAAAGAATTATGCGATTTGATTGACTGTAAAGATTACGCCAGGTGCTTGTGGGATGCCTGTCAATACAAAACTTGGTGGGTAACTTGTTATAACGCTAGTGCCACCAACAGTGGTCCATTTCATTCCCATAGTATCGCCTGCAAGCATTGGGTAAAAGATATTGACTGTGACAATACCAGAACCAGGAATGCCACCATGAATAGCAGGGATAGTCACATAACTGGCTGATGCTGGTACGGCAGTGCCATTATACACAAACCATATAGCAATATCGTCTGGAGCGTTTCCTGAACATGAAACTTGAATACTGTATTGGAAGTTGTAAGTTCCAGCATTTGCTATAGTTACCACACCGTTAGCACTGTTTAGAGTCATGCCAACTGCCAAATCTGTGATATCCATTTTTACAGGGGCTGATACACCTGCGGCTGTCACCTGTGCTGCACCAACTGGTGTGCCTGCGGCATGGTTGGCACCGTTACTGCCTGCTACACCGCGTGTGATACCTGTAAACGATGTTGGTGTTACACCAGTATAGGCTATGACTTCATTATTGATAATCAAATATCCTGAAGTATAATACCCACTAGTACTGGCTACTACTATTGGTGCTGTTGAGTTACTATTTATAGCATTTGTAAGTGTAGTGACCTGGTCGCTGTGGAACGCGCCATAATAAGCCAATGCGTTTAGTCCTTGCGGACCTGTGGCCCCAGTTGCTCCCGCGCCAGTGGCACCAGTAGATCCAACTGCGCCTGTAGCACCTACACCGCCTATTGATCCCGTAGCGCCTGTAGTGCCAGTTAGTCCTGTTGCGCCTACGGCACCCGTTGCTCCAGTGGCACCAATCAAGCCTGTAGCACCAGTTGGTCCAACTAAACCTGTAGCACCCTGTGGTCCTGTTGAACCAGTAGCACCATCTGCTCCTACTGCTCCGGTTGCCCCTGT